TTTTTATAACCCTTAGCATCCCCGCCATTCGTTTTAAACTGCTTAATCGGTGGGGCGTAGGTCTTAACCGCCTTGCCGTCCACTATTTCCACGTCTATTTCGTACCCCTGCGGAAACTTATACAGCGTGTCGATATCGCCTCTACAATCGTAGCAGCCGAGCAGAGGGTAAGTGTTACCGTCCTCGCACTTAATTTTATTCTTTGTTACTATTCCTAACACGTTTGCAAACTAAGGGGGTAGGAACGATATAATCAAGCAAATTCGTTATTTGGAATGATTCTAAATTACAGCCAAATTGAACGCGCCTATTGTTTAATCCAATAATGGCGTATTAGTTTGCACTTATGAAAAATCTAATCGGAAAGAAAGTAAGGGGGTTTGAGTTTGAATCACGCGACCATTGCGTATGGTTTGTGACCTTAGAAGATTACATCGGTCGTGTAGGTGTAGTTGATGAATACTTGGACAAAGTTAACGTGTGTATTGTAAAGTACGGTGATGATTGCCTACTATACCCAGCCGAGTTAATAGAGCAACACCTCGTTGAAGATAGCGTATCGGACACTGATGAATCAATTATATCGGCAATAGTTGATGCCTACTTTAACGGCACATCATTACCCCAAATCCGCGAATCAATACGTCAAGCCTACACAGCAATCGAAGCGGGGATAAACGCCCAACTTGTGGAGATTAAAGAGGAAAGGGGGAAACTATGATAAGCACCTACTTTGAAACCCGCAATTGGGCAAATGGCGAAGCGGAAAAGGTTGCCCGATCCAAAAAGTACTGGTCTATTCAGCGCAACCGCGTTTCAAGGGCTATCGAACACAAAGAACGCAACAAGGTTGAACAGTGGGCAACAAACCAAGTAAGAAAATTCTATGGCAAGTGAAATAGGCTACTTTGCAGGCATGGCAGCATTGCTGCTAATTGCTATCCTTGGCTTTGCCATTTGGATAATCATTAAGGACGACTTAAAGAATGACTGACATCATAATAATAGCAATGTACGGGGTACTAGCTTACTACACAATTAAAGGAGAATGAAACACTACCAAACAAGAATTGCCTTTGCCGAAAAGGAAATAAAGCGATGCGCAAGAGCAATTTATATAATCGGGTCTGACTTTACAATTTCCCCTGATTATTACATTTACAAACTCAACCAAGCAAACCGCATCCGCAAACACTACATAGCCAAGAACTATGAATATGTACGGGCAAGAATGAAAGATAAACGCGAGTGCCGCGCCAAAGAGTTAGGCGATTTTAACAATCCATTAACACCATTAGGATGAAAAAGAAATTATTAATTAGCTTCAGCGGTGGCAGAACGTCTGCATACATGACTTGGTGGCTCTTAAAAAACAAACAAGATGTATATGATATGATAGTAGTATTTGCCAATACTGGCAGAGAAAGAGAAGAAACATTAGAGTTTGTAGATAGATGCGATAAAGAGTTTGGTTTTAATGTAGTATGGGTAGAGGCTTTTGTTCATAATGAAAAAGGCAAAGGCACTACGCACGTTGTAACTAACTTTAAAGATGCTGAACGCAACGGACAACCATTTGAGGACGTTATCTTTAAATACGGCTTTGTAAATCAGAATAGTCCGCATTGCACAAGGGAGTTAAAGAAAGCACCTATAAACTCTTATGCTCGCAGTATTGGATGGAAAAACTACGAAACAGCTATCGGAATAAGAAGCGATGAGCCAAAGAGATTGAATTGGGAAAAGAAGGTTCAAAACAAGTTCTTGTTTTTTGCAGAGTTGTTTCATGTAACTAAAGGCGATGTTAACACTTTTTGGGCGCAACAATCATTTGACCTGAATTTAAAAAGCTACGAAGGCAACTGCGACTTATGTTGGAAAAAGGGTTTAAGAAAATTAATGACTATTGCAAAAGACAAACCTGAATTAGCTGATTGGTGGCGCGAAATGGAACAGAAATATGAAAACTATACACCACCGTCAAGAATGAGTAAAGCGAATCCACCTTATAGGTTTTTTAGAAACAATATGACCATTGACGAAATCATAGAAGAAAGTCAATTCCCATTTGAACCCGCAAAAGACGAAAGCAAAACCATATCAGACGCAAGGCAATTGTCATTATGGGATGAATATTTAGATAGTAATAACGGATGCACAGAAAGCTGTGAGGTATTTTAATTTGCATAAGTAAAAACTTATCCGTATACTTGCACTACACTACACGATTGAAATGAGAAATCATACAATAAAAATCTTATGGGCGGGCGTTACCGATATTGCATCGGTCAATCGTGTAGTGGCGAAAGTTTGCCCGTCCATTTTTTTTAATCCACTACACCATGGCAAAAGATAAAAAGTCTTTCCTACTCTACACCGACTTAATCCACACGCTGGAAAAGATGCCTAATGAAAAGGCGGGGGAGTTATTCAAACACATTCTAATGTACGTTAACGACATGAATCCTGAAACAGAGGATTTGATTATTCAGTTGACATTTGAACCGATTAAACAGCAGTTAAAGCGCGACCTACAAAGGTATGAGACAACTTGCGAAAAGAACAAAGTAAATGGGGCAAAAGGAGGCAGACCGAAAAACCCAACAGAACCGAAAAAAAGCGATGGGTTATTTCAAGAACCCAAAAAACCCGATACTGATAATGGTAGTGATAGTGATAATGGAATAAAAGAAAAAAGAAATACAGAACAACCGCCTGAAGGCGTATCTTTTGATTTTAGGATGGCATTATTAAAATACGGCTTAGATGATACCCTTGTGAATGAGTGGTTGCAAGTACGCAAAAAGAAACGGGCGGTAAATTCAGAAACGGCATACAATGGATTCATTAGGGAATTGGAAAAGGCATCCTTACCAAAAAACGATGTTCTAAGAATATGCGTAGAAAAAAGCTGGATAGGATTTGATGCTGCATGGATTGCTCAGGAAAAGACGAAAAACTTTGACGAACTTGGAAGGATGCAAAATAGCATGTTCCCCAAAAGAAACGGATGGAAGCCATGAGTTGGGAACTTTACAACATCGACATTAAAGGGCGCACAAGTGGGCAGTATAAAACCAAGTGCCCTAAATGCTCCGACACCCGAAGTAACAAAACCGACAAGTCGCTTAGCGTGGATATTACCAAACAACTTTGGCATTGCCACTATTGCGGATGGTCTGGAACTTTAGTTGAACGCACAAAGGAAAAGAAATATGAGGTTCCCGTGTGGCAGAATACAACCGCGCTACCTGACGCAGTTCTGAAATACTTTGAGAGTAGGCGTATAAGTGCAGAAACTTGCCTTAGAATGAAGATTACTTCACAAGTGGAGTATATGCCACAAAAGGAAAAGAAAGTGAACGTAATATGCTTTAATTACTTTTTGGCTGGCAAGTTGGTAAACGTGAAATATCGGGATGCTGAAAAGAATTTCAAACTTCATTCAGGCGCGGAACTTATTTTATACAACTTGGATTCTGTAATAGGTTCAAAAGAGGTATGGATAACAGAGGGGGAAATTGATGCACTTAGTTTAATTGAAGCTGGCATTACTTCTGTGGTATCAGTTCCAAACGGGGCAAACAAGAATCTTCAATATCTTGACGGATACATGGATTTATTCGATACGGTTGAAAAAATCCACATTTGCAGCGATAACGATACCAAAGGGCGCGAACTGCGCGAACTACTTGCAGACAGATTTGGGCGCGACAAATGCGATTACATCGTTTTTGACGGGGCAAAGGATGCAAACGAGTATCTTATAACCCACGGAAAGATAAACCTTGCCACAGCAGCGAACAATTTTACAGAATTTCCAATGGTTGGCGTGTTTACTATCCGAGACATTCAGGATAGTATTTTAGACCTTTACCAAAACGGGCTACCTGAGGGTGTAGGAACGGGAATGAATGGTTTTGATTCTCTGCTGAAATTTCACAAGGGGTATCTCACAACTATAACGGGAATCCCTGGACATGGTAAATCGGATTTCTTAGACCACATCATCATGAAGTTGAATGTTAAGCACGGATGGAAAGGGGCGTTTTATTCACCTGAAAACAGACCGACTGAATTGCACTTTTCAAAGTTGGCACGAAAACTTACACAGCGACCTTGGTTTGGTGAACACAGAATGAGTTTAGATGAGGTTTCTCAGGCGATGTTCTTTTTAGATGAGACGGTTTGGTTTGTCAAGCCTGAAAAGGACTTCACCTTAGATTCAATTTTAAGCCACGTAGCTACACTTAAAAATAGAAAGGGTATAGATTGGTTTGTTATTGACGCATGGAATAAATTAGAGCACCAATACGGAGAATCAGAAACGAAGTACATCGGGCAGTCATTGGACAAGATTGTGAACTTTTGCGAAAGGTATAATGTGCATTGCTTTCTAGTTGCTCACCCTAAAAAGATACGCAAAGAGGGGGGAAAGTATGAAGTTCCAAATCTTTACGACATCGCTGGAAGTGCGAACTTTTTTAACAAGACGGACAACGGCATAACGGTATACCGAAATTACGATGATGACACCGTGGATGTTCACGTACAAAAAGTGAAGTTTAGCCATTGGGGCGAAACGGGAATGCAGAGATTTCAGTACCACAAACCCACAGGTTTATATTTAGAAATACACTAAAGAAAGAATATAACAGCAGAAAATAATGGACACATTTACAGCAGCCTTAGACGTACTCACTCACCACGGGTATAGTAACGCTTTAGAATTGGCAAATCAAATCGAGCAGGCTACCTATGTTAAGCCTATCGTGAAAAACTTTAACGCAGACAAAGAGAGACTTTTCAGAATAGTAAAGCAGCATATGCCGACTTACTGCGCAGGGAAGAAACCAATATGCAATGCGCTGGGTGAACGCATAGCCTACGAAGAAGACAGACGGGAATTAACCATCGAGGACGTAGATAGCAAATCACGCAAGGCGGATTTAGTATTGGTTCGCCAAATCATGATGCACATTTTGCGCGTTTATGGTGGGTACAGTCTTGCCACGGTTGCATACTCTTTTGGGGGGCGCGACCATTCCACGGCAATCCACGCAAAAGACACGGTAAGCGACTTGTGTTCGGTAGACAAATCGTATCGGGCAAAGTTTGAGGAAATTAAAAAGGCTTATTTATCATGAAGAAACTATTGGATCAAGCGTGGGAAGATTACTTCTACCACCGCGAAATGTACGAACATAGCGCGTCATTATCGGTCAAGAAGCGTCACAAGGCAGCAATGGAACACGCATCATCACGCGCCCGTTACTTGGACGGCTTACCCAAGGCTGACATATCGGCAAAGTTGGAAACTATTAAGGCGGTTGAAATGGCTGGCAAGTATGGGCATAGCAGATTGGGGAAGGAATTTGCGGAATTGTCACTATTTAGAACCATTCCAAATTACTCTGAATGCTTGCACAATTGACGGGTGACTATTTACTTCGCATCTATGAGAAACACATACTTTATAGAATTTGCAAACGGCAAAACATTAGTTGTAGACTATTTACCTGAATGGCGAATCGCTGAATTAGAAAGGTCTTACAATTCAGAAATAATATACGTCTGTAAGAACTAAGCCAAATCATAGAACCTACCCCACCTCGCTATCACAAGTAGCGGGGTTGCGGTAGTGAAAAACAATCATGAAAAACATAAACTTTCACTTTACGCTACACCCTAAGAACCATTTTGGTTTTTTGAAGTTGCCATTGTTGCCGTTGTCAAATCGTAGGCACGTTTACTCAGTTGCTTTTTTAAAACTTAGATTGCACGTATCACTATGAACAGCAGAGAAGCACACGAATCTATTAAGCCTCACAAGCCACGGATTCACCAACAAATTTTGGACACTATTTTCACGTACAAGTCCCTTGACTTGACAGCAGAGGACATTGCAATCTTAAACGGTATGCACCCCTCACAAATCTTTAAGCGCATGAGTGAACTTGAGGACGCAGGAAAGATTAAAAAGGACGGGTCGAAAGTTGGTAGAACTGGACGCAAACAAACCATTTGGAGGGCAGTATGAACAAGTCAGAATCAATAAAGAACTTAGCCAAGGCATTGTTTGAATTTCAAACCAAGGCGGTAAAAATTAAGAAAAAAGCAGACAACCCATTCTTTAAGTCAAAGTACGCGGATTTGCCTTCAATACTTGATGAAATACACCAGCCGTTAATTGACTGCGGTTTGGTTATATCGCAAATTCCTGATGGTGACGGCTTAACTACTATGCTTATTCATTCAGAAAGCGGGGAGTATATCGAAGCAAACGGAACAATGAAACCCACAAAATCAGACCCTCAGGCAATAGGTAGCGCAATTACTTACCAAAGGCGCTATTCACTATGTGCAATATTAGGCCTTAATGTAGATGACGACGACGACGGAAACGCAGCAAGCAGCCCAAAGGCGGAATCAGACTTGCCTTGGCTCAATAAGGACACAGAAGCCTTTAACCAAGCAAAAGCGTACATTGCCAAGGGTGGCAGCGTATCGGACATTCGCAAGAAGTACAAAGTAAGTAAAGAAGTGGAAGGGTTATTGAAATGAGTAGCAATAGGCATAAGTACACGTTTTTTGCGTGGGCAATATTGTTCCTTGTATTGGCAACAATTGGGGCATTTACATTTAAAGGTGATGTGGACAGTTTTGTCTTATTCTGCTTATTTTTGTTTTGTTCTGCCGTATACGCTATAATTGACGCTATTCAAGAAAAGAAATGAACACTATCCACATGACTGAACACGATTGGGCGTTGTACTTAACCCACTTTGAACCGAGCAATCGTGAAGAAGCGGAAACGTACTTAAACGACCTACTTGCAGTGTCTAAGACTGGCAACTTTGACAGCGGTATTGCTAAATGCAGGGCAAAGCGTCTGTTTGTAGATTACCCCGATTTGGATGCGTCAAAGCTGCGTAAGATTGAGTTTAACAATAGATTCGAGCAAAGCAAAATTCAGGAAACATTCTATGGAAACGGTAACGCCATTTGAGGACATAGAACCGCTGCTTAAACGTATGCAAACCTTTTGCGATACCAAGTACGACACGGGCGATATTGAAGCCGTGGTAAGGCGTTCTGAGGTACTTGAAGTAATCATGTCGCAGTCAGGTAAACTTTGCGCGGATGCGAGGTATCACAGAGACAAGCGCACGAATGACGCAATCATGGAAACCCTAAAGGAATCCCTTGCCCAAGGTGGGTACTCGCCAAGTCTAATCAATAAAAAGGTGGATGCCTTGTGTATGGACTTCAACTATATTGAAAAGTGGGCAGATAGGGTAAATAGGACGGCAACACACCAGTTAGATTTCAGCCGTTCCATTGTATCAAAGTACAAAAGCGAAATAAATTTAAGATGAATTGGATAAGCGTAACAGAACAAACCCCTAATGAAGGGCAAATAGTGTTAGTGTATCAAGATAACCAAAAATACCCCCAATACAATATTCTTGTATTGATTTACGAGGATTCAGCCTTTCGGGATATAAGGTACGATGAAGAGGATTATGAAGACGGTGTTTATTTATTTGTCACCCACTGGATGTCATTGCCTGAAAAACCATGAATTGTCACTATTTAGAATGATTCCAAATTACATCAAGTACTTGCATAGTTAAAAAAAAGGTAGTTAGTTTGAATTATGAAAAACGAACAAAACATCACAGAAAACGTAAAATCACTATTTACAGAAGTTGTAAAAGCAGAATTGTCAACTTACAAATTAGTAAGCAAAAACATTGTGGCGAATACTATCAATCACTTTGCAAGCATGACACCATTTAATATATTGCCTATTGAGCAGTGGTATTGCATATGCCACAACAAAGGAATTAAATATACGATTTAAGCCAACTCAGAACCCTATCCCGCCCGATAAGCCCCTCCGCTATCGGGCTGCGGTGGTGAGAGACGTTCTTAAAAGTATTGGAGCACGAAACGGTAAGGATGGAAGACTATACGCGGACACCCTGACTGAGGCAAAGTAGAGAAACAAACCATGCGTCATAGACGAACTTGGTAGCCCTTGGGAGCATATCGAAATGATAGGTTGGGAGTGATTTTGAGATGCAGATGTCAGCCGAGCTGCCCTTAAATGGGTCATAGGACGTAGAATAGGCTATGGAACTTAGTACAAATCGCGTGTCGATATAAACTAAGGTCGGAATTCCCTGCATGAACGAGATAGACACAACTCCCCATCGCAGATACCAACACTTTACAACTCGATTAAAACACCCTCGCATTGTTCATTCGGTGCGGGGGTTTTTAGGTGAAAACAAACCTATGGAATACGAACTATTAAAACAAGAAATTGTGGCGCTGGATGATTTAAGGATTGCCTTGAGCCACGTACAAAGATTCCCTGAAATCTACAACGATGACAGATTCGATGTAATTTTAGAGGACATTCAAAGAGCAGCAAAACGCATCCACGACTTAGTTAACCCTAACGAGGGGGGTATGCTGGTGAGTGAAATGGTAGAAACGCCACAATATGGCGATGTTTGCTTATTTTGGGATAATAACGGACATTTACATGGTAGAGTTGGGAAGTTTAAAACAATTGCAGATGGTGAATTTTTGGATGAAATGGGTCGCTATTGGATTAACTGCAAAGTAATAAAGAAAGGAGAAGGAAATGTTTAAGGCGGGGGAAAGAGTTTGGCATATTTGGTTTGGTTGGGGTGTTTTAGAGGAAAGCTCAAATGACGTTTATCCGTTGTCGTTTCGTTCAGATACGGGTGTTTTATCAGGGACATTTAATAATGATGGTAAAGAGCATATAAGCAATATAAACCCTACAATCTTCTACAAAGAGCAAACATTTGACACGAGCAAGCCTGAGCCTGCAATTGGAACATGGGGGTACTTTTGGGATGATGAGGATAGTGCCGCAGTCGCTTTTTCTCAATTATCAAAAATAATAGCTTCACAAGCTAAATACGCAACTATAATTGGTCTTAGTTGGACACACTTCTCCACCGAAATCCCACCACACATAAAGGAGTTGATGAATGGAACTGATACCTCTAATCCCTAACGCCTTATTATTACTGGCACTAATTGACAGCATAATATTTAACAGATGAGAGAAATAAAATTTAGGGGCAAGCGTGTAGACAATGGCGAGTGGGTGTATGGTGATTTGATTCATTACGCAACAGAAAAAGACGGCATACAATATGACAACATTGGAATATCAAACGACTTTGAACATCACGAAGTAGACCCCTCAACCGTAGGACAATACACGGGATTAAATGATAAGGACGGAAAAGAGATTTGGGAAGGGGATTGGCTGCGTGTGTGCGTTGGTTACGTGTCAACCGTGTCTTTTGAAGATGGTGGTTTTGTATCGGTTTATAAACACCCTGAAGATGGTGAAACTATACCATTGTTTGACGCAATCGGGAAAGAAACAACCGTAATAGGCAATATCCATGAGAACGGCTAAAATCTTACTTCTTATCGGCATTGTAATCCTTTTGCTATCTTTGCCAAAGAACTGCCAACAAACGAAGCCTGAAACGATAAGAGTAACCGACACCCTTAAACTACGCTACCATGACACCGACACCATCACGAAAATCAGATACAAATATCGGCATTTTGTGGATTCGCACGTCAGATGGGTATACGATTCAACATGGAGTAACCTATGCCGAAGCTACACAGATAGCTTGTCAGGCGAAAGCTGTCAGCGTGAAGTGGTTAGAAAGCTCAATGAGGGGCAACTCAACGCTGAGCTTGTTATCGGATATAAAGACAAATGGCAGAAAGATTCGGTGTGGATACAAGAGGCTATAAGACTTGACAGCATCAAAAGTGAACGGATTGTAAATTTAGTAGACAAACTGGCGCAGAAGCCAAATAGAAAGGGAACACTTGCACACATAGCGGGTGCTTTAATTATGACTTATTTTATCGTAAAATAGGGTTTGTTTTTCATCCACCACGCCCCGCTTCGTTAATTCGTTGTGGGGATGTGGTGGTAGATGATGTTAACAACTGCACAGAAAATAGAAAGATTTGGTAAGCCTAATCAGACTGGCACTTATCTTGTGAACATTAAACTGCCTTATCTAATGAGGATAGCATGGGACAAAAACACCAAGGTAAAGACTATGAGGTGTCACCACGCAGTAGCCAAACAATTCGAAGCCATATTTGCCGACATTTTAGCGCATTATGGATATGAAAAGATTGTGGAGTTAGGGATAGACCTTTTTGGGGGCTGCTTTAATTTTAGGCAAATGCGGGGCGGTAGTGAGTACTCTTCCCATGCTTGGGGTATTGCGATTGATTTAGACCCTGAAAGAAACCAACTAAAGGAAACGGCAAAGACAGCACGTTTTGCACGCCCTGAATATCAGCCCATGATTGACATATTCTATAAGCACGGGTTTATTTCATTGGGTAGGGAAAAGAACTACGATTGGATGCACTTTGAAGCGATTTGAAACCACACACTAAAATATATCTTTCCTATTTTCCTGAGCCAAAGTGCGAGGGATGCGGGGCGTATAGTCAAAGTATGGGACAGTTTGTTCTTGATGTTCACCATGTGTGTGCGCGTTCAATGGGTGGGAGCAAACATAAGGACTTCATAGAAAATCTAATGGGGCTATGTAGGAAGTGCCACGAAAGATACGGGGATAAGAAACAATTTAAAGGATGGCTTTACCGCGTACACAAACAGAAGTTAGAAGAGACTGGCAAGGCGTTCGATGTGGAGTTAATGGATTCACTAATTGAAAAGTATGCTAATTGACATAACCGTCTACACAATAACCAACGGGCAAAGGAACTCAGTAGACCATGCGGTGAACAATATCCCTGAGGCTGAAAAGATTATCAAAAAGGCGTTGAAAGAAGGCAAGTGCATGGATATTAAAGTAAAATAGTATATTTGTCTTCATGACGCGGGAAGGCATCCTCAATCAGTTGGCAAATAGCGAATGGTTAAAGAGTAGCTGCAAGTCAATTGCGCCCGCTAATAGTGAGGACTTGTACCAAGAGTTCTTTGTATTTGTATGCCAGCAGTCAGACGAATATCTTATAAAACGACAGCCGTATATTAAGTGGTGGGCTATCTCAGTTCTTGTGAAAATTGCCAATCCAAGCAACGTGCGCAAGAAATTTTATAAAGATTTTATACACAGACATTCAGACATAACCACAGAGCCAAAGCATTCACATGAAAGAAACATCAACGAGGAATTACTGGCAGCACGAGAGAAAGTACTCAATGACCCAAACTTATATTGGTTTGACCGTGAGATATACATTTTGTACGAAGGCGGGGAAAAATACTCAGCCATTGCAAGACGCACAAAGATTCACCACAAGACCGTCAAGGAATCAATTGAAAACATCACCAACAGAATAAAAAAAGAATATGAATACTTGGTTGCAAATAATATCAATACCGTGTTTGATGACTTTGCTCGTTAGGTTTATTATCGAACCATACGCAAGGCAAATACAAGTAAAACTTAGAAAGCCATTCAACTGCGCATTCTGTTTGACATTTTGGAGTTCAGGGCTTATCTTTGTTTACCTTTACGGATGGCAAGGAATATTAATGTGTGCAGTATCAACCATAGCAGCAGGATATATTGAAAGAGTATGAACCAAGAACAACGCGAAACAATAAAATCATTCGGTCATTACATAGACACGCTGAACCGAACAGCTACATTGGCAATAAATGACCAAGATTACGCGAAACTGCAAGAGATACACATTGCCTTACGGGGTACACATATCACCCCTTGTAAGACTTGCCTTATCACAGCATTAAGAGATTTATATCGTGAAGCTAACAATTAAACATTCAGGCAACATCGGGGACATAATTTATTCCCTACCAGCTATGAGGGCTGCCTCTCGTTTACACAATGAGAAAGTAATTGTCCAACTCCAAACCAACAAAAAAGCAGAGTACGCAGACAACCCAAACTTCAAACACCCATCGGGGTCGGTCATGCTCACAACCACGGGCGCGGATATGCTTAGACCCTTATTATTAGCTACGGACTTTATCGAAGGCGTGCAGATAGCAGATAACTTTGAGGAATCAACTTACAACTTTGACAAGATGCGCGACATCGGTTTAAGATACCAAGGTTCAATTTCTCGTTGGTATTTTTACGCATTCCATGAATTGACTTGCGACCTAAGCGAACCGATTGAGTTTAACGTAAAGGCAAAGAAGACATCGCGAATAGTAATCAACCGCACGGAAAGATACCACAACCCTACTTTTGATTACAGAGTACTTTTACCTTTCCGCCACATCATGACATTCATAGGGTTGCCGAGTGAGTATGACATCATAAACAGAAAGCTACCAGATATGCGTCATGCGTTAGTTTCTAACTTTTTAGAGACGGCTGCAATTATCAAAGGCTGTCACACGTTTATAGGAAACCAATCAATGGCTTATGCAATAGCGGAAATCATGGGACACAACAGAATATTAGAAGTATGCCCATTTGCACACAACTGCATTCCAATGACACCCAACGGCAACGACTGCATGAACCTTCAGAACCTAATCGAACACATGAAGCGAATGCACGGGGATTACAGAAAGAGTTTACAATTAGAAAGAGCATCAATAGCAACAGACGAGGTATAACATGGCAGGACATCCAAGAAACGTAGAGACACCCGAAAAGATGTGGGAACTATTCCTTGAATATGCTAAGGAAGTAAAAAGCAACCCACGCACAAAAGTAGAGTATGTTGGTAAGGAAGGGGATAGGGTAGAAACACCTTTAGAAAGACCGCTTACAATGGAAGGATTTGAATTGTACTGCGTGGAAAGAGTAGGATATGTGCATCAGTATTTTGTTAATCAGGATAATATGTATGAAGAATACTTGAACATCTGTTCGCGGGTGCGCAAGAGTATTAAGAATGACCAAATAGAAGGGGGCATGGTGGGGCAGTACAATGCATCCATCACCCAACGCTTAAACGGCTTAACAGAAAAGGTAGAAACAGACAATACCCACAAGGGCAAAATAGAAATCACTTTAGACTTAAACAATGGCGGAAACATCAAAGGCGCATAAGCGCAGACTTAAATCGGGATTCTACGATAAGTATATCCAAGGCTACGGCATCGACATCGGGTGCGGGCGTATAGATACACACGACGGGGCAGACCCAATCGCACTTGAAAACTGCGTACATCACGATAAAGACATTTGCGACGCGACAACAATGGACGCATACCCGCACAATCATTTTGACTACGTGTATGCAAGTCACATCCTCGAACACTTGGACGACCCCATTACAGCCATTCAGAATTGGTTGCGTATCTGCAAGGTTGGCGGTCATGTAATTATTTCCCTTCCACATCGAGATTTATATGAAAGAAAAAAGACATTGCCGAGTAGATGGAACGAAGACCACAGATATTTCTACTTGCCCGACGAATGTCAACCGCCCCACACGTTCAGCATGAAGGGCATATTGCAGGCAGCAGGGGTGTTTAAATACTCAATGAAGGTAATTGATACCAGCACCAACCATGACCGACCTGAGGAACACGCAAACGGGGAGTTTTCCATCGAAGTAATAATCAAAAAATGAGATACCTACTAATCGCACTTTTAATGTTTGGATGTAAGAAAGAGGAAGTTAAGCCCACATGGTACGAAGTAACCAAGATTGGCGACGGCTCAATTGTTTGGTCAGTAGATAACCTACACACGGACTTCTGTTGTCTAAAGGACGGGCAGATAGTTCAGACGGGCGTACTTAACGGGGCAAGATTTACCGCAACCGCTGACACTGGCGAAGTAATGGTGAGAGTTAACGGGGTAGCAATACAAGGGCAAACAATATCTTTCAAATGAGAATATTAGCTATCTGCCAAAATATGTCGGGGGTGGACTACCACCGATTATACAAGCCCCTTATGAGGATGCAAATTGACACGCCTGAGGTTGAAATCTACATGGCTCAGGGGCGCGGAATTCCCGACTTACAAGGCTATGACCTTATACTATTCAACCGTGACTTAGGCAAAGACCATTACCCTTTCTTACAAAAGGTAGCTGAACTTGGCATCCCTTACATTGTGGACATTGACGATTTTTGGAGATTGCCAAAGTATCACCATGCCAATAAGTATTTCAGAAAGAACGACACTACCAACGCAATTAAGGACGCTATCAGATACGCAGCGGGGGTGACTACCACAACGGAAAGAATGGCGGCAGAGATACGCCCGCTGAATCACAACGTATCAATTATCCCAAACGCTATTGAGTGGACGGATGAACAATGGGCGGTTATAAAACAACCTTCTGATAAACTACGATTTGGATGGGTAGGCGGTATCACCCACGAGAACGACTTAAATATGATTGCTGACGCGGTTAACTTCTGTATAGAAAAGTACGACATCGAGTTCCACCTTTGCGGTTATATGCCACACGAACCTATTTGGGAAAGGATTGCCAAGAAGTTCACAGCGGTAACATTGCATCAAGGTGTGCCAGTGAATGAGTACGGCAAACTATACGCTAACTTTGACATTGCACTTGCACCCTTAGAAGAAACCAAGTACAACAGCATGAAGTCAGAATTGAAAATGATTGAATGTGCGGAGTATAAGTTACCCCTTATTGCCTCAGATGTTCAGCCATACAGCGAACACACAAAGAACAACGGCATTCTATTTACCAAGAACACAACCTTGGATTGGATAAACGCGATGCAGCTATTCATATTCACAAAGTCATTGGCGGGGAAGTACGGGGATAGTAACTATGCGTATTGCCATGCTTTCTTTGACATTGAACACATCAATTATAAGCGTCTCCAATTTTACGAACGGATATGCAAATCCACTACAAAAGACCGAGCCTAACCAGCTACCAAGTTAAATTGTTAGACAGCCCTGCAAGATTTACGGTTTGCGAGGCTGCCACAAAATGCGGTAAGACGGCAAGTCATATCATTTGGCTATTTGAGGAATCCTTAAAATTAAAGAAAGGGCAGTCGGTTTGGTGGGTGGCTCCCGTTTACGGTCAGGCGGAAATCGCATTTAAGCGTATGCGCAACCAAGTAACGGTGCGGGACTTTTTCAAGGCTAACGAATCCAAGTTAGTACTTACCCTTCCAACGGGAGCCGAGATACATTTTAAGTCCGCTGAGAAACCCGACAACCTTTACGGAGATGATGTATACGCTGCGGTGTTTGACGAGTTCACAAGGGCAAGGGAAGAGGCGTGGTATGCGCTACGTTCAACCCTAACCGCAACGGGGGGCAAATGTAAGCTAATCGGCAACGCAAAGGGTAAAAAGAATTGGGGCTATAAGTTAGGCGTAAAGGCAAAGAATGGGGAATCGGGCTATGAGTATCACAAAATCACAGCCTATGACGCAGCAGCGGAAGGCATTTTATCCTATGAGGAAATCGAACAAGCTAAACGCGACCTTCCCGAATGGATATTTAACGAGCTGTATTTGGCAGAACCGTCCGAGGATGGGTCTAATCCTTTTGGGTTGCAGGCTATTCGGGCTAATATTCGGGAGATAAGCAAAGAACCAACGGTGGCGTATGGGGTTGACCTTGCCAAATATTCGGATTGGACGGTAATAACGGGATTAGATAAGGCGGGGCGCGTAAGTTACTTTGACAGATTTCAATTAGATTGGGCGCAAACCAAGACACGAATCATGTCAGTAGTGGGTAAGACAGCGGCGCACATAGATTCAACGGGTGTGGGTGACCCCATTGTAGAGGACATAGCACGTAAATGCCCGCGAGTTATCGGGGTTAACTACGCTGCGGGGGTACGAACTAAGCAGCAACTAATGGAAGGACTGGCAACTGCAATAAATAGCGGGGAAATATCTATCTTAGCGGGCGTAATGCAGGACGAATTAGAGGGCTTTGAGTTTATCTACAACCAAGGGCGGGTGAAATTCTCAGCCCCTGACGGTAGTCATGATGACTGCGTAAACTCTTTAGCGTTGGCATGGGATTGTAAAATAAATAACAGAAACGGAATATGGGCAGCTTATTAGGGTGGCATCAAGTCACTATAAAACAATTCCTGCAACTCGCAGAAATCAACCAAGAACTTGAAAAGGTTGACAAGGATATGTGGGCATTGTCTATTTTAACGGGCAAAGAATTTGACTACTTCGAATCTATGCCAAACGCGGAAAGGGAGGCCTTGACCGCCAAATTGGATTGGATGGACATTCCACCAAGTAAGGAGCAAAACAGACCTTTCAAACTCAAAGGCAAACGGTATAAGTTCACCGTGAACAAACACGAACTAAACGCACACCAATTTGCAGCGGTTCAAAAGCTATTCCAAGAAGAAGGATACAAGAACATCCACAAGATACTTGCTTATCTTTCCGTGGAGTTAAATTGGATGGGCAAACCGAAAAAGGTTAAGGACTTGGTGGCGACTTATGAGGCACGGGCTGACTTGTTTCTGAATCACCTTTCTATTGAAATCGCAATGGGTAATTTGCTTTTTTTTTCTCTGTACTTGACCAAATCATTAAAGGCTATCCTTCCTTATTTACGGGAGGAAGTGGAAAAGCTGACTGGAGTATATGGCTTGACATCACGGACCAACTCGCCCAACGTGACCCCTTGAGAGTAGAGGCAATATGGAATATGAACCTTGTGGAATATTTCAACGCAGCAACGCTTTTAATTAAAAGAAAAAAAGACTTGTCGGATAAGTTGACCGAGGCAGCAAGGATGGCACGGGCTGACAAATCCAACGAGAGGTACATAATTGCCATACTTCAGGAAATTGTACATTTAATGACATGAACAAGGCGCAACTTGAAGCCATCGCATCGGGCATACTTGACACGTTAGGGGAAGACCCGTCTAAATACGACCCTTCAAACTTAACCGCAGAGCAGCAGATAATTCAAACCGCTGCTCAGATGATTACGGAAGACTTGCGTAGGTCATTACTTGAAAAGAAAGGCACAGCATCCCGCGACCTTTTGCAATCATTAGAAGCGAGCAGGGTGACGCAAACGGGGAATTTGATTCAGGCGAATGTCATGGGTTCGGAGCATTGGAAATACTTTGAGTACGGACGCAAGCGCGGGAAACGCCCACCGATTAAAAGTATTGAGGAATGGATAACCGCTAAAGGTATACCCGTGAGAAAGTCAAAAGGCGAAAGTAAGTTGTCAGTCATGGAAAGAAGACGCGGAATGGCATTTGCAATAGCGCGGTCAATCGGTGCAAAAGGCACGGTTAAGAGATTTGGGTATAAAGGTTCGGGATTCATACGCGAAGTGTTAACGCCTGAGAACTTGCAAATCATATCTGACGCACTGGCACGTATGTATGGGGAGAGGTTAGCAATATACGCAACCATTGACGCGCAATAGCCTAATTATGTACATTTAAGTACATGGCATTATCCATAGTGGCAAACCCTGAATTTCAAGCAGTACTTGTGCCTGACTATTTCACGGTAAGCGAATCCTCAGGCGGTATCTATTCAGACGCGAATTTCAAATTTATAGCGGTAGTAAAGGACGGGTCAGGCAATCAACTCGCAAAGTTCAAGTTTCCAATTTACCCAAACAGCACCAACAAAGGTGTCATTTCTGTAAATAGAATTCTTGAATCACAGATTGCAAACTTCTTCGACATATCCAGCACAAGCATCGGTACAAGCACTTTGCCTATTTGCGAGTATGAAGTAGAGTTCGGGAAAGAGTACGGCACACCCGTTACTGAATATCTAAACGAGGTCACCACTACCCAATACACAACAAACAGCGCAAACACGGGAGATGTGTCTTTTGAGGGACTGCACACGGTAAGGAGAAACATACACAGAAACGAGTTGTCTTGGTTCTATTGGAACAACGCGACGGGGGCAACAAACCTTTCTCAAAACATTGTAGAAATCAAATCTTACAACGCAGCGGGAAGCGTTATTCAGACGGCAAGGATTCAATACACCGCAACAGCAAAGACGCAGTTTAAAATTCCCATCGGATATAACCAAAATTCGTTCACAAGTACTGGCTCAATAATTACGGGCGGAGTTCCTTTTGTATCTTCATCCGCAGCTTACTTTACTATTGCCGTGGGTACATGGGATGGCGTTTCGGTATTTACGCCTTTTTCCTCTACTTTCCGTTATGATTACTACGACAACTGCTCAGAGTTTGAAGGCTATACTTTGTGTTGGTTAAATGAAAAGGGCGGGTTTGATTCGTGGTATTTTAATATGTTCAAACGGGATAAGTGGAACATTGAAAAGCGTATAATGAAGCGCGACACCCACGAACTAAACGGGAATAGATTTTCCCGCAACGAACATAAACACAGCACATCGGTTTATTACGCGCAAAGGACACAGCGGGCAACGCTACACAGCGACAACATAACCACAGCAGATAGTGAGTTCATAAAGGGCTTGTTTGCGTCACCTGAGGTTTATTTGCTTGACGGGGTGGACTATTATCCGATTGTCGTTAATCTTCCCGATTACGAGCAAAAGTATAACTCAATAGACGGAGTGTTTAATCAAGTGGTAGAAATCGAATACAGCGAACCTGAAAGAATGGCATGATTTACCAAATAGTATCAAACAATACTTTCTTAGATGTCCCTGCGGACTTCAACATTCCTATTAATAGGTCGGTTGCAGATGTTCGCGAGCCTGAAAACAAACAATCGGATTGGACAAAGACATTCACTCTGGCAGGAACAAAAACAAATAAAGAGTTTTTCGGGCATCTTTATCACATCAACTACGACATCACGGCAAGTACACAATTTGCCCCTGACTTCAACCCTAATTTACGGGCATCTGTTACCGTCTTAGTTGATTCTATTCCGCAAGTGGTAGGGTTCATGCGTTTGATTCAGATAAACGTAACAGACGATGGCGAAATAGAGTTTGAGTGTAGCATCCACGGGATGGCAGCGGAACTATTCACAGAGATTCGCGGGCTGAAAATGTCCGACTTGGATTTCTCAGAATACAATCATGAGTTCAACACTACCAATGTCGTTAATTCTTGGAGCAACACGATAGTAGTAAACGGCACACCCACGGCAGGCGGTGCGGGTATCGGGTATATTTACGGGCTTGTGAATGATGGCACTCTAAATTCCTATAATAGCGTTACATTAGACTATTACAAGCCTATGCTTTACGCTAAAACCGTGGTAGATAAGATACTGAGCAACGCGGGATTTACGTACACTACGGATAGCTTTTTCAATTCAGATACGTTTAAGGGGCTATTGCTTACTTCGGATGTGGGCACACCGCCTTCGGTAGCTTATTTATTTAATGCCTCTACGAATGTCGATGTTGCGGTAAGTATTGGTTCAGTTTTAAACTTCAACACCGAAACAGACCCGAACAATATTTACAACTTAGGGGCAAACGCTATTACATTAGGCACAAAGTCAGCGGGTTATTGTGATTTGGTCATTGAGGGTAATGTCAAAATGACTGGCGTTACTGCAAATGAAGTTTATGATGTGACATGGGTACTGAAACAAAACGGAACTGCAATACACATAAACACATCAGTAGTAACAGCGGACGCTGGCGGAAGTGTAAACGATGGCATTTATGCGCTATTTGACAATAAGTATTTAGGGTACGGGTCAGTATACACCGTTGAAGTGTTGGATATTATTCCAAGGACGGGCAGTTCTATATTCCCAACGGGCTTAACATTGGCATCAGGATTTCAGATGTACAACGTAAAAAGGAAGGGTGCGACACCTACCCAAACAATGCAGTTTGACCAATTCTTTACTGGCACTATTACTCAGTCGGATGTTATGAAGTCCTTTGTTTCTATGTTCAACCTTCATGTAGACAAAGACCCCGATAACCCGTACAAGCTAATTGTGATGCCCTATGAGGAATACTACACGGGCAGCCTAAACGATTGGTCAGAGAAATTGGACAAGTCGCAGAAGTTAAGCATTATCCCGATGGGGGAACTGAACGCAAAAAGATACTATTTCAGCCATGCCAAATCTGAGGACTTTTTTAACAAGGAATACACCGCAATTTATAATCGTACTTATGGGGATGTGTTCGTAGATGTTGAGAATGATTTTGTCAAAGAGGAAAAGAAAATTGAAACCGTGTTTAAGCCTACGCAGGTACACACTGCAGAAGATAAAACCTATCCTCTAATTGATAAGTTCAACGGGATTCACATTTTATACCACGACTCAAACCAAACCTGCACCACTTATGATATATTTACGGATAGAGGCACTACATCGCCTTCAATAACAGAGGACATTTACCCGCTTACTATCCACACAGACACAGCGGTTGCGCCTTCTGTGGACATTCTTTACGGTACACCATTCGAAGCGGGCTATCCGCCTAACACAGCGTACACTAATAACAATCTTTACAACGCATATTGGAGCAGGTACATTAACGAAATTACCGACCCTAATAGTAAAGTAGTAACTGGGTATTTTCACATAACCCCCGCAGACTTTGAAAAGCTATCCTTCCGAGATACTTTCTTTTTTGAGAATAGCTATTTTAGACTGAATAAAGTAATTGACTACGTACCCGACAGACTAACGCAATGTGAGTTCGTACAAATCCAAGGACACGCATCATTCACCCCAACAACTGGCAGCGTAGGTGAAGGCGGGTTCGGGGATTTCTTGGGGCAAAAGGTAGTAAAAATTGGCGAAGCGCAATTTGTAGGAGATAAAGACATGATAGTTGGCTACAAAGGCGGACACGTTTCCCAAGCAGGAAGGGGGAATTTTGTAGGCGGTTCTTCGGGGGTTGTGATAAGTGGAAGCGGAAACGTGGTTTTAATGTCTCAGAACTTAGAAATCACCGCATCGGATAAGATGTATTGGTTCAATAAAGAAGTAGACCTTACAGCACCAAGCGCGGGTGATTCAATTAAGTATGACGGGACAAAGTGGGTAGCGGATGCCAGCGCAGGAAGCGGGGATATGACAAAAGCGGAGTACGACACGGACAACGATGGGATAGTAGATTCTGCGGAAACATTGTCGGGGCTTACTTCAACCATTACAGAGCTGAATTACACCGATGGGGTAACTGCACCGATACAACCGCAACTTGACGGCAAGCAACCATTGGATAGCGACCTTACTGCTATTGCCAATTTAATCCCTACCAATGACGATTTCATACAACGCAAGGCGGGGGCATGGGTTAACAGAAGCGTAAGCCAAGTAAAGACTGATTTGGGACTTACGGGGACAAACAGCGGAGACCAAACCAGCATCGTAGGTATAACGGGAACCAAGTCACAATTTGACACGGCTTGTACGGATGGGAACTTTATGTACATTGGTGACGCACCCACAGCGCATACGCATACGGCATCCGATATAACGAACTTTAATACAAGCGTTGACGCACGAATAGCAGCGGCAAATATTAACGACTTAAACGATGTTACAATTACACTTGCAGCAAGTGGTGAGTATCTCAGGCATAACGGCACGGCATGGGTAGATTCAACTATTCAAGCATCCGACTTGCCGAGTGCTATTGATGCTGCAAAGATTGCCAACGGTAACGTATCAAACACAGAATTTCAATACTTAGACGGTGTTACTTCAGCCATACAAACACAATTAGACGGCAAACAAGCTACTTTAACCAACGGATTCGGTATAACGGGAACTACTACTAAGGCAGTAGCATTAACAACAGCAGAAGCGTTTGCAACCGCTGAAACTACGTTATCCGCTGTGACTTATGCCGACATAACTGGCGCGAGTATTTCATTAGCAGCGGGCACTTGGTTGATTTTAGCAACGGTAAATGGTGCGTCACAAACTACTACGGTTGCGGTAATGATGGCAGCCATAACAGACGGTTCAAACGTGGTAATTGCGGAAGGTTCTCAGCATTTAGTGGCAGGTACTGCAACGGTTAGAACGTGGGGCAATGTTTCACTTTCCGCGATAGTATCCCCAACGGGAACAACCACTTACAAATTGAGAGGTGCAAGGGGAACAACTACACAGACGGGCAACTGGATAGCATCGGACGGCAACGGTGTAAACACTGCAAATAACGTGAGTAATAACTCAGACAAAGGAACAAGCATAAGAGCAATCAGAATAGCATGACAATTGAAACCATAGTAAACGTAAAAGCCACGGCAAGCGGTGGCAATAGCGTCAAATCAATACGCGAAGAAATAAAGCAAGCAAAGCAGGAAGCGGTACAATTTGCTCGTGATTTTGGGGAGTTTAGTCCTCAAGCGCAAGAGGCAGCAAAAAGAGTTGCCCAACTCACCGACGAAATGGAAGACCTGAACAACCGTGTTGCGGGTTTAAATCCTGACAAATTTGCAGCAGTTGGTAAGGTTATTAGCGGAGTAGCAAACGGAATACAAGCAGCACAAGGGGCATTGGCTTTGTTTGGTGCTGAGTCTGAGGATGTACAAAAGACCTTGGCAAAAGTTCAAGGTGCTATGGCATTTGCGCAAGGGATTGACGGCATAATGCAAGTAAAGGAAACCTTTGTTTCTATGGGGCAAGGGGCATTGGATGCGTTCAAGAAGATTCGCACGGGATTATTGGCTACTGGCATTGGGGCTTTTATTGTCTTACTTGGCACTATTGTCGCATATTGGGATGACATAAAAGAAGCGGTTGGAGGAGTATCTTCGGAACAGAAAAAACTAAACAAAGCAACTGAGGAAAATTTAAAGGCGCAAGAAGAAAAACTTACCGCCATAGACGGGCAAGAGAATGTTTTAAAACTGCAAGGTAAATCAGAGTTGGACATCTTGAAGATGAAAAAACTTCAAAGCGACCAAGCCATTAAACAAGCTGAAATCGCAGTAGAAAATGCGGAGATAACCAAAAACGCACAAGTTGCAGCAGCCAAAAGAAACAACGAAATCCTTCAAGGGGTTGTCAAATCGTTGACTATCCCAATTCAACTTTTGCTCAAGACCGTAGATATGGTGGGTGAGGCATTGGGTAAGAATTGGGAGTTACAAAAAGGATTCAATGAGGGAATTGCAAATTTAGTATTTGACCCTGAGGAAGTTGCAAAGGAAGGGGACGCGATCATTAAAGCAGCAAAGGATAAATTAGCAGAACTCAGAAACGCAAACGCTGGTTATCAGTTGCAAATAAAAAGTATTCAAGAAACAAGTGCAAAAGAGGCAAGAGATAATCAGAAAAAAACCAACGATGACAGAGCAAAGGCGGACGCAGAATATGCAGAAAAGACAGCCGTAACACTTCAAGAAAGGTTGGCAGCATTTGAGATGTTGTGGGCATTGGAGTTGAAAAGCGAAGAAAAAAAGCATCTAACTCAGGAGCAGATTTTACGCGAACACAACCTTCGCACCAAAGACATAACAGACAAATTCAATGCCGAGCAAAAAGCAATTGATGAAAAGCGCAAGGCAGACCAATTAACACGCACGGAGGATGAATACAAAAAGGGCGTTGAGGCTATTAATAAATACTACGAAGACAAAGCCAACATAGAGAAGCAGCGTTATTTGACTGGTGAGATTGACGCAAAGACATTAGCAGACAATCTGCAAGCAATTGAGCAAGACAAGTACGCAAGACTTTTGACCGAGGCAGCGGATTACGGCAAAGACCAAACCGATATCCAAAAGGCTGCGTTAGATGACCAAGTGGCAAACAAAAAGGCAGCAGATGAAAAGATGGTTGCTGACGATAAAGCCAAATCCGATGCACTTAAGAAAAATCAGGATGATGTAATGTCTGCTACTTCATCAGCACTTGGTACACTTTCACAACTCTATGGTGCGCAGACCAAAAAAGGCAAAGCGTTTGCACTTGCTCAAATAGCAATTGACACGGCAAAAGGTATCTCAGGTGCGGTGGCGCAGGCGCAATCCGTCCCATTCCCTGCGAACATTGGAGCAATTGCAATCGGTGTGTCTACGGTACTTGCAAACATAGCAGCAGCAAAACGAATCTTAGGCAAAGAAGGTGACAATGCACCAAATGTGCCGTCTTCTGCATCCGCAGCAATACCTCAGACATTCAGCGTAAACAACCAATCCTTAAGACTAAATGCACCCAACGGACAAAGCCCCATGAATAGGGTGTATGTTCTTGAATCGGACATCTCAAACGCGCAAAAAAGGGTGAACACTAATAGGCAGTTGTCGGTATATTAGCGCAATTCCTTTTCTGTGTACATTTAAGTACATGGATTTACCAGTATACATGGCAACAGCGGGCGAGGAAGACGGGGGTATTACCTTTATTTCCTTAGTTGATAAACCCGCAATTCAGAAGGACTTTTTAGCGTTCAACGAAAAACAGCGTTACTCTATTCAGTCAGAGGAAAAACGAATCATCACGGGGGCTGCAATGCTTGCCGACTTGCCAATTTACCGCAAGGACGATGAACGGGGCGAATATTACATCGTATTCAATGCTCAGACAATTTGGGAACTTGCAAAGAAATTCAGCAGGCAACAGAAATACAACGCCATAAACACAAACCACGATGCACCCGTAAATGAAGGTGTATCAATGATTGAATCTTACTTCGTAAATCGTGAACGCGGTATCAACCCACCAACGGGATTTGAAGACGCGAAGGACGGGTCTTGGTTTGTGTCTTACTTGGTAGATAACGACGAAGTATGGGGCAAGGTTAAAGAAGGCGTGTTCAATGGCTTTTCAATTGAAGGGTTTTTCGGGGTAGAGAAAGAGACCGAAGAACTAAGCGCAGCGCGGGATTTCCTCGCCTATCTCCGCAATTTTCGCACATCACTTAACTAACGTACATTTAAGTATATGAATTTTAAAGAAACACTCGAACAAATTAGGGCTGAGTTTTCCGCAATTAAGGAAAAACTGAATCCCATGAAGTTTGGTAGTGCTACAACCACAGACGGTGTTGTTATCCAATACGAAGGTGACGAACTTGTGCAAGGTGTAGCAGTAACCTTAGAAGACGGCACTCCTGCCCCCGATGGTGAACACACCTTGGAAGACGGAACGGTTATCGTTGTAAGCGAAGGTTTGGTAGCTGAAATCAAAGCAGCAGAAGCACCTGAACCACAAAGCGACTTTGCAGAGCAATTCACCGCCATTGAAACCCGTATTTCTAAATACGAGGCAGCATTGGAAGCGAACACCAAAAGCATTGCAGAAATCCAAGCTAACATTTCAAAGATGTTGGAAATTGCTAACAAGCAGATGGATGCTTTCGCAGCATTTGCCGAGCAAACTCCCGAACCAAAGAAAAAAGAAATTTCCGCTACCAAGATTGAAAAAGACAACAGCTTGGCAGCATTTGCAAAATCACTTAATTCAATCAAATAATAATGGCACTAGACGTATCATCACTCACTAACTATACCAAAGAGGAACAAACCAACCTTTTGGTAAAAGCTATGTTTTCAGCAAAGACAGCATCTTTGTTGCAAAGCGCAGGTCAGGTAGTTGCTGGCGTAAAATCTTCTCAGGCATTGCCTATTCTGTCATCTACTATCCTTTTCCAAGCGGATGGTTGCTCAAACACCACAAGCGGAACAACCGCAATTACTGACCGTGACATCACCGTTGGTAAAGTAAAAGTGTTTGAAAACCTTTGTCCTAAGGATTTGGAAGCTAAGTTCACACAGATTGGACTTTCAGCGGGCGCACCCGTAGACATGGGCGTATTCCAAGCACAGATTGGCGAAGAAAAAGCAATGGGCATTGCACAAGCAATCGAAACCGCTATTTGGCAGGGTAATACCTCAGGCGGTACTGGTAACAACGCATTTTGGGACGGATATTTAACTATCCTTACCGCGTTAGGTTTCGGTGGCGCAGGCGACCCAATCCAAGGCAACCCAACTACGGGCGGTGGATGGACACAACTTACAAGTTTGACCTCTTCTAACATTGACGATGCAATTACAAAGATTTACTCTTTGTTGCCGACTGCATTGTTGGGTCGTCCTGACTTGTTTATTGCAATGGGTGCGGACACTTTCAGAACATACCGCGCATGGTTGGTATCTGCTAACCTCTACCACTACAACGCAACTGAAGCTGCAAACCTTGAAATCCTTGACCCAATTTCAGGCATCAAGATTTATGGCTTGCCAGGTATGGATGGCACAAACAAAATTGTTGCATCTTTTTGGGCTAACTTCTTCTTGGGTACAGACATGATGAACGAGGAAGAAGCGTATAAGTTTTGGTATAGCGAAGATGACGACATCGTTAAATTCAAAGCTAACTTCAAATACGGTTGCCAAATTGCATTCCCTGACCAAGTAGTTTATTTTGTAATCTAACCATAAGTAAAACCAAAAATAAAGGGCGGGTCACAAAGCCCGCCTTTTTTATAACACATTAAAATCATGGCTTGCCTATTAACACAAGGATTCACTCTTGACTGCAAAGACCAAGCAGGGGGAGTAAAAGCAATTTACTTGGTAGAGTTCAACTCTTCCGACACCGTAACCAAATCAAGCGGGGAAGTTTCCGCACATACACTTGCATCAAGCAGGGTTTACTTTAAGTACGAACTCGAAAAGGAAACCGCAACTTCAACTTGGAGGTCTATTCCTTCAAGTGAAAACGGCACTACCTACTATGAGGCGGATTTAACCGTAAGACTGCACAAACTAAGCACCGCAAAACGTAACGAATTAAAGCTACTTTCGCAGGCGCGTTTGAGATGTATTGTGCGTGACACCGAGGATAATTATTGGCTGTATGGCGCAGACTACGGTATGCAACTCCAGCAATCAGAAGTAAACTTCGGTCAGGCGTTCACCGACTTCAAAGGAAGCGTTTTGAACTTCTTGCATAAGGAGACCGATTTGCCTTTGAAAGTTCAGTCTTCCGTTGTTGCGTCTCTCGCATTAGCGTAAGCTAAACAACTAAAGAAAAGCCCGTCCAAGTGATGGGCTTTTTTTATTAGCGCAATTTTGGGAAATCGTACATTTATAGTCATGATAACGATTAACAAGGGGGCATCTAACACGATGTACGTAACTGCTACCGAAAAGGTAACAATTACGAACCCTTATTTTTTAATATCGTTTAAACACATGGTATCGGGTGCGATTAGGACTTTTTTAGTTTCCGACACTTCAACCCATACCGAAAGATATAACGAGTTTACGTTCACCGAAGGCGCGACAACGCAAAAGACATTGCCAGTCGGTGAGTATGAATACACAATCTACGCGCAGACTTCTTCAAGTAATACAAATCCTTCATTGGCAAATGAGGTAGTAGAGGAAGGAATTGCCGTAGTAAAAGACACGGAAAACACATTCGCTGTAAACACCATAACAAAAGAGTATAAAGTAAATGCAATCACTCAGTAAGTCCTTGGAGTTTTTGACCTTCGTTGAAAACAAGATGCCCGAATTTAAGGAGTTAAAGTCCAAGGGCATTATTGAATATGGCGAAAAAAACAAATTCCCAGATGACCTCATCTACCTTCTGAATAAGTCAGCCAAACACAATGCAATCGTTCAGCAAAAGGTATTGTATATCATTGGCGAAGGGGTAACTGGTGTAAGTCCTGCACGAGTTGAAAAGTGGAACAAATACGACACCTTCCAAGAGTTCAGATTCAAAATAACTACCGATGTAAAAGTTCAGGGTGGATTTGCGGTGGAAGTTCTTTATGACAGATTAGGGAAACCGTCATTTTTCCACATGGACTTTTCCAAGGTAAGGACTCTAAATCACACAGAATACTTTTATGCAGAGGATTGGAGCAAGGCAAAGGCAGAAGACATAGAATCATACGAGCCTTTTAACCTCAACACCGCGAAGCCAATGGGCAAGCAGATATTTTACTATCGTGAATACCGCACGGGGTTAGGCGTTTATCCTTTGCCTGAGTACTATCCTGCTTTAAACTACATCGACATTGACGCGCGGATTAGCAACTTCCACCAAAACAACATCGCAAGCGGATTCACCGCGGGGCATATGTTGCAGTTGTTCAAAGGCGAACCAACACCCGAAGAAGCGCGTCTGTTTAAACGCAAGTTTCAAAACGCATACACGGGTGACTCAAACGCTGGTTCGATTATCTTTATTTACAACGATATCAACGAAACCCCCGCACAATTAAATCCGCTAACGTCAAACCAATTGGACACGATGTTCTTGGAACTTTCTAAGGCGGTTGAACAAAACATATTCACAGCGCACCAAGTTACCTCTCCGATGCTGTTAGGCATTAAGGAAGAAGGTCAATTAGGCGGAAGAAACGAACTCGCAACGGCTTATGAGATTTTCTACCGTCAATACGTGAGACCTAACCAACAGAGATTGGATTCGGTTTATACTATGTTCCTGCAAGCCATGGGCGAAGCGGGTAAGGTTGAAACGGTACGTTTTGAGCCTATCGAGCAAGATGTAACACAACTATTCACAGCGGGTGTAATTGACAGAAACGAAGTACGCGTTAAAATGGGACTTCCCGAAGAACAAGCACCGTCAGGCAATGACGCACTTATTAACGCAATCAGTAGCTTGTCTCCGTTGGTAGCAAACAAAGTACTAAACGAGTTAAGCATAAACGAAATTCGAAGTTTGGTAGGATTGCCGCCCGTTGTCGGTGGCGAAGGCAAATCTACTGCTACTGCATTCAATGCGGAAACATCTTCATTAGACGAGCATATTGCAATTTACGCGCAATTTGGGGATGATGAAACACACTTTGAATTTGAGGAACTAACTCAAAAGGAATCCAAGGTAATAGCAGCGATTAAGGACAACGAAAAACCCAACGTGAAAAACATTTCAGAGCTGACAAAGATACCCGAAAAGGAAGTAGAGGAAATCCTCAAAGTGTTAGACCAAAAGGGGAAAGTAAGCTACACAAATAAGGCAATCAAAATCACGGACACAAATATTGAAACCTTGGTTGTGCGTTACCGCTACGATGTAAGGGCGGATGCGCCAGCTTTACGCGGTCAGTCGCGCGAGTTCTGCCAACGCTTAATGAAATTAGGCAAACTATACTCACGTGAGGACATAGACAAACTAAGCACTATCCTTGGTTATGATGTATGGAAAAGGCGCGGAGGATGGTATCACAACCCCAATACAGATGTGAACGAGCCTGCCTGCCGTCACGAATGGAGACAAGTAATAGTAAGGAGGAAAAATGCCTGATTTTGCATACATGATTGACGAACAATGGGTAAAGGATAATTCCCCCATTGATGATAACGTAGATTCTAAATTGTTGCGCAACGCTATGCGGACTGCTCAGGATATTTATATCCGCGACTTAATAGGGTCGGGCATTTATGATGAAATCTTGACCCAAATTAACGCCAGTACTCTAAGCGCAAACAATACCACGCTTATAACGAATTATATTGCCCCTTGCTTGCTTCATTACATCATAGTTGAGGCGTCAGTACCTATGACCTTTAAATTCATGAATAAGAGCATCTCTACGCGAAACAGCGACAATTCAAATCCCGTGGACTTAGACCAGCTTACCAAACTTGCCACACACTATAAAGATAAAGCGGAGTATTACGGGAATAGACTAACGGCTTATTTGTTGGAAAACAGCACCACATACCCACTTTATCTTAACGCGGGAAGCGGTCAGGATGTAATCAATCCAAGCAGGACACAATTTTTTAGTGGATTTTTCTTTGATGATGGGGGCGACTGCCGAGACTATGAAGAACCAAAAGACTAAGAAGCAACAGCGTGACGAACAAAAGTTACGCAAATATCTTAAACTAAATGAGCAGCCAAAACCGACTAATATTAAGCCTCAAAACAGCGGGAACTAATCACAAAATGGTTAAGTCCGTCCTCGTTGGGGTGGATGCTGACATTGCTGCAAGTCCTGCGGAGTACCCTCTAATGAGAGTATTCCCCAATGGGTTTAGAATGTCGGGCAAAGAAATAGTTTATCAGTTTGCCTTGGCTGTAATGGATAGGCACAAGGAAGATTTCTCCGACACAGTGGAAGTATTAAGCGACACGGGTGCAATTTTGGAGGACATTATCTCTACTCTGAAATATGTGTACAGAAACGAATCTGTGAATTGGGAAGTAAACGGAAACGCAGAGCCTTTTTATGACGATAAGACCGACATAGTTGCTGGGCATATTGTTTCAATAGACGCGAAAATGGCTTTTACACGGGATTTTTGCGCTGTACCTTCAAATGATTACGACTTCCCTTCAATTGACTTGGATATTCAAGTGATAGACGGGGGCTTTTATAATTCGACATACATTACACCCTTAATAGATGGGGGCATTTCATGAGTGGATATATTACTATAAAACTAAGGCGCGGTACTGCGTCACAATGGACAAGTTCAAACCCTATCTTAGCGGATGGCGAGGTTGGTTTGGAGACCGATACCCGTAAATTTAAAGTCGGTAACGGCACGGGACAATGGACATCGTTAAGCTATTGGGGTAGCGCGGGCGGTGGGGCATCTGCTTTTGTGGATTTGACCGATGTTCCTGCATCTTATTCAGGACAAGGTGGCAAAGGTGTGCGGGTAAAAGCGGACGCAAGCGGACTTGAATTTTACAGCCTAACAATTGCAGCGGGTGACCTACCCACGGGCATAGACGCAGCCAAGATAGCGGATGGCACGGTATCCAACGCGGAGTTTCAATATCTTAACGGGGTTACTTCTGCAATTCAAACGCAGTTAAACACTAAGGCAACGGAAGGCACAAATGTCGCGTTTACCTCAGTTAATATAAACGGCACGGGCGGTGCAGGTCATATCCATTTAAAGCACCAAAGCGCAGACCCTACGGTAAGCGCAAGTAGTACGGGCTTATGGGCTGCCAATGATGGGGAACTATACGCCAAAAATGACGGCAACCCAAAAAGTAAACTCTTAACCGCAGCACAAATCGGGTCAGATGTTCAAGCCTATTCAAGTGTACTCGCTAATACCACAGCGTCATTCACAACCGCAGACGAAACCAAGTTAGACGGCATCGAAGCCTTGGCAGATGTAACGGACGCAGGAAACGTAGGCAGCGCAATACACGGGGCAACAGCGAAGACTACACCCGTAGACGCTGACACTATACCTTTAATTGATTCGGCAGCGTCTAACGTGCTTAAAAAGGTAACGTGGGCAAATATTAAGGCAACCCTAAAAACTTACTTTGATACGCTATACCAAGTAGCGGGAAGCTACCTCACAAGCGCAAACATTACCCAAACCATAACCAACGGAGTAACCACAAACGCACCTTCAGAAGATGCGGTGTTTGATGCGTTAGCAGGCAAGCAAGCTACCTTAGTAAGTGGCACTAACATTAAGACCATCAACGGAACAAGCGTTTTGGGTTCAGGGGATTTGGTGATTTCTTCGGGCGGAACAGACCTTGCAACGGTTGGCGATTCGTTTATTTATGAAACTGATTTCTATGCACAAACATTGCCTGACGGTTTAACGGCTTATATTAGCGGTGCAGGGGCGGGCTTTTCATACTCTAACACTGTGGTAGAAGGAAGACCAGGGTTTGCGTTTCCAAGTCCCGGTACTTCATCGGGGGCGTTTTCAGGCCGTGCGCACATTTGCCCTACGGTGGATGTCGGGGCAACTTCGGGTTGGACGGTAGACGCAGGAGAATTGGATATGACATTCATAATTCAAACGGCATCACTTGCGCAAAGTGGTACTGAAGATTACTTCGACATATTTGGACTTTCCAATTCTTTCTTTAACCCTAACCCTGATAATTCAGTCGCTATCACTCGCCAACAAGGGGTTAACTCAGGCAATTGGATTTTCCGATACAGAACAACCTCTAACCAAGTAACAATCAACGGAAGTTCAGGAAGCGCGACTTCGACTTGGTTTGTGTTGAGATTCAAAGTAGCAGCATCCACACACGCCTGCGAATTTTGGATAAACGGGGTATCTCAGGGAACGGGAACGCCATCAAGCAAAATCACTACATTAAATCACGCAGCACTTTATTTAGGTGTTGCCAAAGTAGCAAGCGCGGGCGGTGAACCTCGCCCAAGATGGGATTATTTCAGAGTACAACAAAACTTAAATCGAAACTAATGATAAACATTAAACCAATTAATTTAGGGCTTTCGGGAGCCAACGGGGTAGATTGGTCTATTCCGAATTACAAGACAAATTTAGGCGAGGCGTTGACCTTGGTCGCAATTCTTTACAAAGACGGTGAGCCAATTAAGAATTGGGACGGTAATTCTATAGGATTGAAACTTGGTATTCCGTTGGATGTTCAGGCTAATTGGACAACTGACGACACCGCGATTGATAACTTTGTTTTACAACAATTAGGGGCAGAACGTGAATGATTTAGTGATGGCAGCACCGAAAAACGTAGAAACCAACAATTGGATAAGATGGGCTATTGGGATAATTTCCACTTTGATACTCGCCTTAGTCGTTCACATTGGAAACGAAGGCAGCGATATGAAAAAACGTTTAGCAGCAATTGAAGCAGTCCAAGCAGCGCACCAAGAAAACCAACGCACAACGGAAAAAAAGATAGACAGAATTGAGTCTAAAATTGATATTTTGATAGAAAAGAAATGAACTATTATAACTACATAAGCGGTGGCATGACCCCCGAACACTTACTCGCAGCCCTTTCATTCGCTGCAATGGGTTGGTTTGTTTACAAGTCGGTAACGGCTGCATTCAGGAAAGTATCTTCCCATAGAACACCCGCTAAATGGTCGTGGAAGTTTTGGGTGCGCGACAATTGGAAAGAGGCGTTTCAGCACTCAATTATAATGTTCGTGCTTGTTCGATTCGCTGCGGAGATATTGGCAAAGTCAGGTGTAAGTGCTGACGTTATAAACAGCGAAGACCCGATGTGGATATACCTGCTTGTGGGTGTCCTCAAGTCTTGGCTATTAGATTACTGGAAAAAGCGAAAGTCGTAGCGCAAAGCCGCAAGTTAGCCGCAATTTAGCGACTCATTATGTAACTTGACTATGTGTTCAGCATAAACCTTTGGAACGCAACCGCTCCCTGCAATGTAAATTTCGTTCCCATCCTTATCCTCTATTTCTGTTTCGGGAACTATTAGTCTGCACCAACATTGCTCACCTGAATTGCAGGGTGTAACTTTCCACTTAGTTTTTAGACAAAGGGCGGTTGCTTCCTCGTATGATAATAAACTGCGGCTAACATCGGTTTTGTGCAATGCCGAGTTCGGTTCGTTATTCAACTTTTGTTCTTCCATTTTACTTTTGTTTTTAAATTAAACATTCGTGCAGTTTATTCGGCACTGCACAAAGCCGTACTACGTTATCCTCAAATCGTGGCTATTGGATTATTGGAAGAAGCGGAAAGGCTAATCCTTTTTATAAACCTTAGCATAC